GCATCGACCTCAGGTATAGGGCAGACACTCGGACTCGTACAAGGTAGCTGGGTGTTTGGTACATTTATTGATGGTGAAAATGAACAAGAAGCCTTGATACTTGGCTCACTACCAGGAGAAAGTACACGAGCTACTGAAGACGGAGAAGGTTTTAAAGACCCGAATGGTGTATATCCTAAACAAACTGGAACAGATACACCGAATAGTGCTACCGATTCTAGTTCGGATGCATTTAAAAATAGACTAGCACACAGAGTTACAGAGATACCTATTGCTACACAACCAAAACTATCTAGTCTATCCGATGATGAGAAGCCAGAAGATAAAAGTGTATCAGTACCAGACCCAGAAACATACTACCAACCTGAATATCCATACAATAATGTCACACAAACTGAGTCTGGACACATAATTGAACAAGATGATACCCCTGGTTATGAGAGATTAGCTACTACACATACCTCTGGTACGTCCACTGAAATTATAAGCGATGGATCTAAGGTAGAAACCATTGTAGGAGATGGATACACTATACACTCTAAAGACAACACTGTGTATATAGTTGGAAATTGCAATTTAACCGTCGAGAGAGACGTAAACGTTAAATGTGGGGGTAACTATGTGCTGGATGTGGAAGGTGACATGGTTACTAACGTGCTGGGTAATGTTAAAACTAAAATAGGTGGAGACTCTATTACAGAACTGAGCGGTAAGCGTGACTTAAATATAGGCACTACTGATTTGCTTAAAGTAAAGGACGGACAAGTTATTGATATCGGTGATGATCAACAACTAACAATCGGCGTTAATCAAATACTTAAAGTCGGTGCAACGCGAACGCAAAACATATTAGCAAACGATATATTAATTGTAGGACTACAGCGTAATACTACTATAACAGGTAACGATTATGATGTATGTTTAAGTCAAAAACTAGTATCATCTTCTACTAATATGAAAATTAACTGTCCTGAAAAGATTACTATAAATACACCTTTGCAACAAGTTAGCGGAGACGTTCACGCTGGTGGTGCTAATGTTTCTCTTATAACACACGTACATCCGCAACCAAATACATCTGAAAACGCTACATCACAAGGAGATACTAAAGTAGCGATCGGTGGAACAGGAAGAGGAACATAATAACATGGCAACGACAATTAATCACCCTTATCAAACAAACGTTCTAAGTGCTGCAGGTTCTGCCGAAGTATTAGGGCGTGGTAGTAATTCGTATACTGATACATGGTCATATAAAACGTCAACACTCGACGAATTAGATTCTATTCGCGATTGGGATAAGTTTAGTAACTTTCCTACTGCAGTACGTACTGGTAATTTTGTATGGGTATTATATCGAATTCGATCCAAGCGTGCTATATGGCTTTTAATCGATGTTGTACCGGATCCATCTGTTGATCGACAATTCGGTAATAATATTGCATATCCTGAAATACCGGATCACGTTAAACACCAGTTTGACTTTACATCAAATGCTGCGGTATACAAAGGAGTAGGCGATATAGTTTATACGGATGACACATCACGAGATGGTACTCCTTTGTATGCCTTTACACTCACTGATCAAAATTTAAATGATACAAGTACTAATGGAAAAACGCAGTCGTTTTTCTTTTCTGCCGCTTATCAATACAACGAAATAGTATATAACCCGGCCGGCACTGGTGGGTTTATTACAACCCCACAAAACCGGGTACCATTGTTATACGGTTGGGGATCCGGTCAATACTTATTACAAGACGACAATTCATATTATAATATACCTAACACCAGTGACGATTTCGTATATAACTTATGGGCACCGTTCGCAACAAAGGCACAATTCGACACTCTATATGGTACAGAAGCAGAATGGATATGGCGAACTCGTGACAGTTCGCACCACGTTTTGTTTGATCAAGTTTATCTTGGAACTGGAACTGACGCACGCACAGTAGTTTATAATGAAGACACAGTAATATCTCCAAGCGGGCCTCGCGTATATCCATTCGCATTACCTACATTTGCATCTAATACATTATTTAAAGAAATACCGGGCGATACGACTGGCGATGGTATCGATAATACACCAAGCTTAGAAGATGCATTAGAGGTTTACGCCGTAGCTACAGCATTAGTGCCGGGATTAGATCCAACAAAGTGCGCCGGCTTTCCGGGAGATTTAATTCCAGGCTTAGACATGTCTGCCATCAATGAGAAACTCAATGGAGTGAAAGCTGGTATAGAGACAGCCATAGCCTCAACAGGCCTTTTGGATTTGGAGAAAAAGCTCGAGGGGTTTAAGGCCAGTATAGAAGACAAGTTTCCAAAAGCGGTTGAGGTGCTAAATTTTGTAGAGGACCTGGCTAAATTAGATCCTAAGGAATTAGTTACGAATCTTGCAGATGATGTAGTTGATCTCGCAGGTGAAACCGTGGGTAATGCAATTGGTGATTTAAAAGAGAAGTGGAAAGATACTGTTGAGGACGTCGATGCATTCGTAGATGGTATAGTAGAGAATATCACAAACTTTGACATATGTTCTACCATTGGTCTTCAGGGTAAGACAGGCGCCGACGGTAAATTGGTGAAGAAGCCCGAGACTCCAAGTATACCTGATAAGGATATTGAGGAACCTGTTCAAAGTTCTGTTGTAGCTACACAGTCAAGGAACACTGCACAAAACAATATACAGGCGGCGACAGGTATCACTCCTGCGAAGGAAGAAGATATAGCCAAGCAATGGAATAGTACGTGGGAGACTGTGAGGAAAGATACTAATTACATATGGGCTAAATATCTAGGTGCTGGTACTACTAAAGAGTATGAAGATAATTTTAATAAATTCGTATCTACTCCGGATTATGTAAAAGCAAGAGAGGCGGTCAACCGTAAACAACCTATCCCGCTCGACGCCGGCCGGTTAGAAGAACTTAAAGCAGGTTTCAAAGAGGTACTTGTGCCCCTCTATAATTACAGAGCTTTAAAAGAAAAATTCGTTTGGTCTAGGGAGAGGTTGCACAAATATATAACTGTCTTTGGTGGCAACTTAAATGATGCTGGTAAAGCAACATACTTCCCGACTCCTGACTATGACATTTCTTCGATGCTAAAGATTGGAACATATTTAGTACAGCCAGTCGGCGTGATTGCTCCTGGAAACTGGTTAGGTGTCTCACATATGGATCAGGCTAATCGCGATATGCTTTTAAAATTTCAACCACAGATTGTTGAAGCTACGAAGAAGTATTTCTTCAGTGAAGAAGGAATACAGTTACAACTTTCGATAATGGCATCTTTCGCTGATAATTGGAGTGAAGATATACAAAAGAAAATTGAAGAGGCTATCAACGAAGGCAACGAAGGCGACGCGGTCGACGATAGTATTAGTGGTACGCCTCCAGAGGAGTTTAAAAATGTGATTGCTGGTAATGTGGAATATTCGTCAGACTTTCGCTGGAAAAAACGCAATCAACCAATTCAACCAAAGTTATTTCAGATTTTGTCAGCTTCTGCTGCTGAGAAAAATTGGAGCATTACAGTATACTCTGGTGGTCAAGACTACAAAGGAACAAGAGGAGCAAGGAGAACCGGTTCAATACGCCATGATGGAGGATTCGCCGCGGACATCCGTATATATAACGACAAAGGACGAAGAATACACGCGGCCAGCAATAGTTCTAAAGACATTAAAGAACTAAGAGAGTTTGTACTGATACTATTAAAGAATGGTATTACATCTATAGGAGCTGATAGCGATTATATGAGTGGTAACCTTCATGTAGATATCGCAACTAATTCACCAGCAGCATGTTGGGGCGCAAAGGGTAGTAGCTATAGGAGGAAATATGCACCAGAATGGTTAACCTCAGCCTTCGACAATCGAGTTTAAAATGAAAAATATATATCTAAAACCAGACGTTAACGGATTTGTAAGTGAGAAGTTTCTTACTGTTGCAATTTCAGATGAAGTACGTAAGACAAAGCTCAACAGCTATATTCCGGCCGGGGCAAATACTCATAAGGTTTATAGCGGTAAACCAGAAGAGTATGCGTTGTACTTTATTTCATTAATGAAGCAGTCTTCTCAGCTTAATGCTAACTTTAGGAAGGTTGTACAATCATATTCTTCAACAGGCCGTTTGGAAGAGGTAGAACGCATAGGGCTGTTTAGTGTGAATCCACTGACGTGCCCTGGAATTGATAGCCAAAACCTTTTTCTGCCTGAAGTTAATATTATTGAAGGTGTTCGTCTCTATGAAGAGTTAATATTGAGAGAAGGTAAGCTTCCTGATATAAACGGTACAATTTTTATATAAATAGATATTATGGGATTAAGATCAGATTTTAATGTTAACGAGAAGGTACCATCGATCGCCGCTGTGGGTAAGTCTGGTCTTTTTGCTGACCTCCCTCTTGATTTTATTCCTCATCCTAATACAAAAGACATTCGTCCTATTACAGATATTCAAGCTATTCGACAGGCCGTAAAGATTCTTGTTTTAAGCAACTTTTATGATCGTCCATTCCATCCTGAACTTGGTGCTAATGTGACTCGCTATCTCTTCGAGAACGCCGATCAGTTTACTGCTATTGGAATTAGAGATGAGGTATTGAGGATCATCGAAAGAAGAGAGCCTCGGGTGACTAACCCAAAAGTAGAAGTCCAGCTTGATCAAGAATATAACAGACTTCTCGTAACAATAGTTTTCCAAATTAGAAATACAAACACTAACAGCGAGGTATCTTTCTACCTCGATCGAATCCGCTAAAAGACCATGGCAATTAAACAACTCAATATTACAGAACTTGATTTCGACAAGATCAAGGACGAAATCAAATCATATTATCAAAGGACTGATGGTCCATTTAAGGATTTTGATTTTGATGGTTCCGGTCTTAATATACTCCTTGACATTCTTGCGCACAACACACACTATAACGCAGTGTTGGCACACCTTGCAGCGAACGAAACATTCATCTCTTCTGCCCAGCTTAGAAAGAATGTTGTAGCTCGAGCAAAGACTCTTGGTTATACACCTAAAAGTAATTCAGCTGCGGCAGTTGTTCTTAAGATGACAGGTCTTAACGCGGCTATCACATCTTTGCCAGAAGGTACAGCGTTTACTTCCTCTGACACATTGAATAATGAAACATATAACTTTATTACTTTTGAAAATACCCAGGTTGCAGAAGGTACAGAATTTACAGTTCATCAGGGTTCTATTAAAACAAAAGAATATCTATTTGACGACACAGTTCCCAATCTTAAGTTTGAAATAACCGACACAAATATTGATAAGACAAAACTTATAGTAACAGTCAGTGATTCTGTTAGCAGTACTCAGAAAGAAGTTTATACTCAGTTTTCTGAGCTTCCTGGTTTAGATGAGACGACAGCAGTCTATTTTCTTAATGAAAATCCAAGTGGGAAATATGAAATATCATTTGGTGACGGTATAATAGGTAAAAAGCCTTTACCTGGTTCTCTTATATCAATTAAATATTTAACCACAGACGCAGCTGCGGCAAACGGTTTATCTGCATTTACAACTTCAGATTCTTTATTTGATAGTGTTAATAAACCTACAATAACAGCAATTGCTGCTTCTTCGGGAGGAGGTTCAAAGGAGAGTATTGAAAGTATTAGAGCAAATGCTCCTCTTCAGTTTGTATCCCAAAATCGGGCTGTTACGGTTGATGATTACAAAGCTATTGTTCGTAGTAACTCAACTGCAGAAACAGTATCAGTTTGGGGAGGAGAAGATAACAACCCACCTGAATATGGTAGAGTATTTATCTCAGCAAAACCGGAGGTTGGAAATACTCTTACTGAAAATGAAAAAAACCGGTTGTTGCCTATCCTAGACTCAAAAGGAATCTTAACAGTTCGACCTAAGTTTGTTGATCCAGAATTTATCTCTATCTATTTTAATATTTTTACAAATTACAATTCTACTCTAACTAATCTTTCTGCAGACGGTATATCATCAGTTATTAAAACAGGTCTTACACAATTTAGTAGTGACTTCCTTGAAAGCTTTGAAGGAATATTTAGATATTCTCAATTTTTAAATTATGTTACTAATTTAGATCCTTCAATCCTAAGCGTATTTGCAAGGGTATTTTGTAAGAAAGACTTTATTGCAACTACTTCTAATGAAGCTCCCTATAAAATAAATTTTGAGTTTGAGTTAGAAAAACCATTAGATCCAACCAAATCATTAATAACATCTACAGGATATGACTTTAATGGTGTTACATATTTCTTTAAAGATGAAGATTCTTCAACAGAAAATATTAGAAATATATATCGCTATTCTGTTAATGCGGATGAGGTTGAAATTTTAGATAAAAGAAATTGTGGAACAGTAGATTGCTCAACAGGTATTATTGAAATTGCTGATTTTGCTATAGCCGCTGAAACAACTATTTCAATCTTTGCTAGACCGGCTTCGAATGATATAGCTCCCAAGAGAAACCAAATTGTACAGATTGATTTATTAAATACGAAAATAGAATCAACGGTTGACACTGTTGCCGTTCGCGGCACATCAGGTGCAAGTGAATATGTTACAACACCACGCGAAGACTACTAATGCACACATCGATTGCCAGTTATAGACCTCAAAACCACGAGAGAACTAAAGTAAGAGAGCTCATCCCACAATATCTTAGGGATGGAGCATCTAATTTAATTTCTTTTATGGAAGAGTATTATGATTACTTAAACCGAGAAGGGTTTGCTTCATACGAACTACGACATGCTATCGGAGAAAACGATATTGATGTAACAAGTGAAAAATACCTTGATGCTATTCAAGGGGAGATCGCGAAGGTAGTTCCCAATTCAACTGTGGTTGATAGAAATACACTTTATAAAAGAATAATTCACTATTACCGTATTAAAGGAACACCCGAAAGTGTTAATTTCTTTTTTCAAATAATGTTTGATAGTATAGTTGAGGTCTACTATCCGTCTAACAATTTATTTAAACTATCGGCAGGAACATACGATTCACCGAGTAATGCTTATACTAACCCGTCCGGGAATTTATCAGGAATTGACAAAATACAAGACTCACACTTTTGGCAAGATTTCAGCTATCAAATAAAATCTACTATTTCTACTGAGCGATGGATAGATTCATTTGAACGTTTGGTGCATCCGGCCGGGATGAAATTTTTTGTTTCTGTTCTTATTGAAACTGTGATAAGAAATCGTTGGGAAGAATTTCAAACGTATGAAAGCACTAATGATAATCCAGAAGG